ATTAGAGCGCTGATATATTCAGCGCTTTTAGCTTTTGACCAAGAAGAAGGTAACGAAATTGATTATACTATTTATAAAGTAGGTAGTTGGTTAGATGAAATGCCCGCTGAAAAAATAGAGGACATTGTTAGCGCAATGATGGAATCTAAAATTCTTGGCAATGATTTAAATGTTGGAATTAAAAGAACAGTTTCTAAGACCACAAAAAGGGGAAAGTAAAAAAGTCCATTAGTTGGGACGATTTGTTTGATTATTACATTGGACAAATTGGTATAACGCCAAATGACTTTTGGACTAACACTTGGAAAGAAAATCAACTGCTTGGCGAATCGTATCAAATCAAACAAAATTTAGAGTGGGAAAGAACACGTTATATCGCAATGATGTTGTTTAATATTAACGTTGACAAACGTGCAAATATGATAACCCCAGACAAATTATTTCCGCTGCCGCAAGACGTTTATTTGGAACGTGGTAAGCCAAAATCTACACGTAAAGAATACGAAAAATTTAAAGCAAAAATTAATAAAATTTCGACAAAAAAATAAACATTATGTTAAATAGAAATTAAAAGAATTTTTTCATTTTTCTACGAAGGGAAATTTTGACTGTTATACTTTCTCGGTTTTTTGATATAACTATACCCTAGAGGGGTAAAAGTCGCTTAAAACGCTTAAAAATGCCTTTAAATCGCATGTTTGTTTTTACTGTTTTATGGTGTTTTTTGACTGTTTTAAGGGTAAAAAAAATGCGTTTTATTTTTTGTATTTTTGTCTTAAATCTTACACATGGCAAATCAAAATTTAAATGTTAAAATAACTGGTGATGCTAGTGGTTTAAGTAATGCCATATCTACAGCGTCAGGCAAGTTAAAATCATTCGGCTCTAAATTACAAGGACTAGGAAGGTCATTAAGTGCTATTAGTTTACCAATGGCTTTAGCTGGCGGTGCGGGTGTAAAAATGGCTTTAGATTTTGATAAGTCAATGACTAAAATAAAATCTTTAGTAGGAGTTGCTGGCGCTGAAGTTGATAAAATGGGTGAAACCGTTAAGAAATTAGCTGTTGATACTGGCGTTTCTAGTGCAGAGGCAGCGGAAGCATTGTTTTTTATTACGTCAGCTGGGCTAGAGGGTGAAAAAGCAATTGAAGCGTTAGAAATGTCTTTAAAAGGCGCTGCAACAGGATTAGGTAATACAGCTACAATAGCTGACTTAGCAACATCTGCCATGAATGCATACGGCAAAGATACATTTAGTGCAACAATGGCAACTGATGTTTTAACCGCTGCGGTTCGTGAAGGTAAATTAGAAGCTAGCGAATTGGCTGGGTCAATGGGCGGTGTAATACCTATTGCATCTAATATGGGTGTTGAGTTTCATGAAGTTGGTGCTGCACTAGCTGCAATGTCACGTACAGGTACTAGCGCTGCAAATGGTGCTACTCAATTAAATGCAATATTGATGGGTATTCAAAAACCATCAGAGGACGCAAAAAAGAAATTAGGTAGTTTAGGAATTACGTTTGACGACTTAGAAAAATCGGTTGCAGAGGACGGGCTTATGGCTACGTTAGCAAAATTAAGAGGTAGTTTAGAAGGTACTGGCATAAAAATGAAAGATTTATTTCCTAACATCAGGGCATTAAAAGGTGTAATGGATTTAACAGGTGCTGGAATGCAAGACAATATTGAAATATTTAATGAATTGTCTAACAGCGCAAACTCAACAGCTAATGCTTTTGCTATTACAGAAGAAAGCGCTGGTTTTAAATTTCAAAAAGCTACAAATCAAACAAAACAAAGTTTACAAGAATTAGGTGAAATATTATTAGTAGCGGTTGTACCTATAGTACAGGCGTTTGGTAATGTAGCGCAAAAAGTTACAGGTTTTTTAAAAAATTTACCAGGCCCATTACAAAAACTAGTTGCTGGTTTAATGATTTTTGTTGCAGTATTAGGACCAGCTTTAATTGTTGTTGGTAGTTTAATTTCTGCATTTGGAACTGTAATGAGTATTTTACCAGCATTAAAGGCGGGTATTATGGGCATAGGCGTTGCTGTAAAAGCAGCATTAGGGCCAATTGGTTTAATTATAACTGCGCTAGGTTTAATTGCAACCGTTATTTATACAAACTGGGACCGCATAAAACCTATATTTATAAAATTATATAATCAATTTGTTGATTTATATAATGGTAGTGAGGGTTTAAGGATAGCGGTATTTGCATTAAGATTAGCTTTTTACACTGCATTTAGATTAATTAAAGCACAAATAGAATTAGTAATTGCGCCATTTATGACGCTTTGGAATTTAATAAAAGAAGCTGGTAAAGGTTTTAGTGCTGACTTTGGTAGTGTTTTAAGCGATGGGCTAGACAACGGTAAAAAAATAATTGCTAATGCAACTTCAGATATTGCAAATTTTGCAGCTGACGGTTTAAATAATTTAGGTACTAAGTTAGAACATAAAGTAATAGAAGAAGTTAATGAAGGTTTGGATAATGCTGCTGCAAATATAAGCGGAAAAACAATTGACGTTCCAATAAATTTAAATACGCCTTTGCAAGGTTCTGGCGGTGAAGGTCAAGGTAATGGTCGAGAAATACAATCATCAGTGTCATCATTAGGTGATTCTGGTCAAGGCATAGTTCCAATTAAAATAGATACAAAAACACCGTTAGCAGCAATATCAAATTTTGCAACTGTTTATTCTGAAAAACAAATGGAGTTAATGTCTAAGGCCCAAGAATTTAACGCGGGTCTTTCAGAAATAGTTACAGGCGGTTTAAATAATATGGCTGTAGGTATTGGTGAGGCATTAGGTTCAGCTATTGGTGGTGCTGGTAATTTAAGTAAAAATTTAAGCACTGTTTTATTAGGTTCTTTAGGACAGATGGCAACGCAAATGGGTAAACTTGCAATACATATCGGATTGGGTGTAAAAGGAATTAAAAAAGCACTAGAGAGTTTAAATCCAGCTGTTGCAATTGCTGCGGGTATTGCGTTAGTAGCGTTAGGTAAATTTGCAACAAGTCAATCTTCTAAAATAGCAAATCAAAAACCAACTGAATTTGCAAAAGGTGGTATTGTAAGCGCACCAACATTAGGTTTAATGGGTGAATATCCAGGCGCTAAAAGCAATCCAGAAGTTATTGCGCCATTAGATAAATTAAAAACAATGATAGGTAACAGAGGCGCGCAACAAGTGCAAGTTGGCGGTTCATTTGAAATAAAAGGACAAGATTTAATAGTTGCGCTTGAAAGAGCAAACAGCACACGTAATAGATTAATTTAATGGCATACGGTCTTAAATATAAATTAGAGTTTAGTGATGTCTTAACCAAAGGTAAAAAAATAGAAATTTGGAAAGATGGATATTCAGGAAGCGTTTTGCCAATTGTTGCGCAAGCTGAACCAGTAGTTATTAAATGGAATGCTAATGATGACCCATATAATTCACCAATAATAGGTTCAGTTTGTACATTAAATTTATATACTACTGACACTGTTACTTATGATAATTTTTATGAACATGATGAACGAGAATATAAAATAAAAATCTCATATAAAGATAGTTCAAACGTTTATCGAACTTATTGGATTGGTTGGTTGGTTGTAGATAGATTTAAAGAACAATATAAAGCTAATCCTGTTGGGTTTAGTTTAAATGCTTATGATGGTTTAGGAACACTTGATAATTTTGACGCGCCATTAGGAACAAATGATTTTAATGAAGGTGGTTCTGTTGCAAACAGAACAAGAATAGCAACAATACTAGCTAATTTAAATTTAGGTTTAGAAATATATGTACAGGCAGATTTATGGCAAGCAACATTTGGAACACCATCATATCCTATGCGTAAAAAAGTAATGCAAGAATCTTTAATTGGTGATGGGCGAAATTCTTTAATAAATAAATTTGATTTACCAACTTGTAAAAAACAATTAGAATCAATTTTAAAAAATTATAATTGTCGTATATTCCAATCCTATGGGCGTTGGTATATTGTTGAAAATTCTAATATTTTTGACGCAAATGTTAAATCTACAATATTTAGTTCCGCTACTGGCGGAACAACACCAACAGGCATACGAACAAGTATAACATCACAATTAGTAAGTGCTAGTGCTGAGGTAATTCAAACAGACATATATAATTCATCTGGCGTATATCAATCAAGCACTAATGAATCTTTATTAAAAATAGTGCCTACTAATTTAAAAAATGTTAATGGTGATTTATTAAGGGAATACATTCAGCCAATAAATGAATCTAAATATAAATTTACAACAACACAAAATAATTGTTATTCATATACTAGAAATATTGGTTTTGAATATGGTAGTTACGCGTGGATTTTTACCAGTTACGCAACATTAGTTACTGATGATTTTTCACAACAAGGACGTAAAGCTGCAAAACTTGTAAATGCACCAACATCTGGCGAAACTTTAATTTTTAATTCTGATTATGTTGGTCAAACAGCAAGGTCATGGAATCATTATTATACTGGCGTAAGCGCACAAGTAGGTGTTTTTGTTGAAAAAAATGAAAACAGTGTTTCTAGTTTTCAGATACAATTTAGAATAGTTGTAAGTGCGCCCCCTAACTTTAAATATTGGGACGATGAAAATAGCACATGGACTAATACAAGTACAACAATAACTAGAACAATAGAAGTTTTTAATAATTGGCAAACTATTAATGTTAGTTTTGACGGTACAGGTTACCCGACA